GAGATCAATCAGATGATATGATTGACGATATTGAAGCAGACGAGCAAGGTCTATCTATGGAAGCCGATATGGATGACGAAGAAATGGAAGATCGTGTTGTAGATATCGAAAATGCCCTCGAAGAACTAAAAGCGGAATTCGACCAGTTAATGGGCGATAAGGATGACGGCGAGATGGACATGGATATGGACATGAAAATGGACAAAGAAATGGACATGGACGACGAAGAAGGTGACGAAGAAATGAAGGACGAATCAGTTGAGCCTGTAGAGGAAGAGACTGAGGAAGAAGTAGTACGTGAGTACACTGAAAAAGCTCCGGCACCAGTTACTACAGAGCAAGGTGAAAAAATGAAAAGTCCTGTAGCTGGCAAAAACGATATGGGCGGATCATCCGCAAATATTGCTAAAGGCGGCGAAGAAGCAGGCGGTAAAGTACCGGCTCCAAAAGTACAAACAGATGCGGCTAATCCAAAAGGCGCAACAATGAGTAAAGCATAAATCATGTTATACTTGAGAGAAAACCTAACCTCCAAAGAGGCAAACGTTGTTTATGAAGCAATGGACAAGCCAAACGGTGGCAAGGATCTCTACATGAAAGGTATTTGTATCCAAGGTGGGGTAGAAAACGCTAATAAGCGTGTCTACCCTGTCAAGGAAATTACAACTGCCGTCAGTACCATCAACGAGCAAATAAAAAACGGTAATAGTGTTTTAGGCGAAGTTGACCACCCAGATGATCTCAAAATTAACTTAGATCGAGTATCACATATGATAGAAAGTATGTGGATGGATGGACCTAACGGATATGGTAAATTAAAGATTCTTGAAACACCAATGGGATCATTAGTGAGAACTATGATCGACGGTGGAGTAAATTTAGGAGTTAGTAGCAGAGGTAGTGGAAACGTAACAGAATCCACTGGTCAAGTTGCTGATTTTGAGATTGTCACAGTTGATATTGTGGCACAACCGAGTGCACCGAATGCGTATCCTGTAGCGATTTACGAAGGACTACTAAACATGCGAAACGGACACAAAGTATTAGAGATGGCTCGCGATGCAAATGGCGACGCTCGAGTACAAAAATATCTGAAAGACGAAATGACTCGTCTAATTCAGGACTTAAAGATCTAGGAGATCCAGATGCTAGATGCTATTAAACCTTTGCTTGATAGCGACCTTGTTAATGAGGAAACTCGTTCTGCCATTGCTGAACAATGGGAAGCAAAAATGAACGAAACTCGTACACAAGTTACTGCAGAACTTCGAGAGGAGTTTGCAAAACGTTATGAGCATGATAAATCTACAATGGTTGAAGCCTTAGATAAAATGGTTACAGAAGGACTTACTTCTGAACTTACACAGATCGCTGAAGAGCGTAAAGCAATTTCAGAAGATCGTGCGAAGTTTGTTGCAAGAATGCAAGAATCTTCAGGAACATTTGATAAGTTTTTAGTAAAAACACTTAGCGAAGAAATTAAAGAACTACACAGTGAAAGAGCAAATCAACAGTCACTAGTTAACAAACTAGAAGAATTTGTAACTGCTCAATTAAGCGAAGAGATCCAAGATTTCCAAAAAGATCGTCAAGATGTTGTTGAAACTAAAGTTAGACTTGTTAAAGAAGCCCGTTCAAAGTTTGATACACTTAAATCAAAATTTGTTAAGCACACAAGTAAAGCTGTAAATGAAGCAGTAACCGGATATCTTAAAGGTGAAATGAATCAACTTAAAGAAGATATACAGATCGCAAAAGAAAATTCTTTCGGACGTAAAATATTCGAAACTTTTGCAACAGAATTCTCATCAAGTCACTTAAATGAAAATCAAAAAATTAAGCAATTAGAAGCAGAAATTAAAAAGTCTGCAGACGAAGTTGCTAAAATAAATGAAAGTCTTGAAGAGAAATCAAAAATTGTTGAGAAAAAAGAACAAGAAATTGTTATTATAAAGGAAAGTGTTGAACGTAAAGATACAATTAATACTTTACTAAAGCCACTCAATAAAGATAAGGCAGGCATTATGACTGACCTATTAGAAAGTGTACAGACTTCAAAACTGAAGACTGCTTTCGATCGTTATCTACCAGCAGTACTAGACGGAAAGAAAATTGTAAAAGAAAGTAAAAAGTCTATTATAAAAGAAAACCGTACAGTAGCAACAGGAGATAAGCAACCAAAACCTCAAGCCGCAGAAGTTAAGGAAGAAGATAGTAATATTATCGAAATCCGTCAACTAGCAGGTTTGAAATAAAGTACTATAGAGGAGACTTAAATGTCAGACGTACTATTAGAAAGCCGTTGGGGCGATACCAAAGATGCACTTCTTGAAGGTCTTGAAGGTAACCGTCGTAATAGCATGAGTGTTGTGTTAGAAAACACAAAGCGTTACTTAAAAGAGGCAGCAACAACTGGTGCTTCAGCAGCTGGTAACGTAGCAACACTAAACCGTGTGATCCTACCAGTGATCAGACGTGTAATGCCAACAGTCATTGCAAATGAAATTGTTGGTGTACAACCAATGCAAGGTCCAGTTGGACAGATTCACACTCTACGTGTAAGATATGCAGAAAGTGTAACTTCAACAGCAAGTGCACCATTTGACACAGATACAGTAGCAGGTGACGAAGCATTATCACCATTCAAAATTGCAACTGCATATTCAGGTTCTACCACAACAGGTAAAGCAGATACAACAGCAGCAAAAGAAGGTGTTGGTGGAAGTGCATTGTCAATCCAAATCTTGAAGCAACCTGTCGAAGCAAAGACACGTAAGCTACAAGCACGTTGGACTTTTGAAGCAGCTCAAGACGCACAATCAATGCATGGTATTGATGTAGAAGCAGAAATCATGGCAGCATTAGCCCAAGAGATTACTGCAGAAATAGATCAAGAAGTTCTTGGTTCATTGCGTTCATTGGCAGCCACAGAAGAGACATACAACCAGGCAGCAGTATCAGGTACAGCTACATTTGTAGGTGACGAGCATGCCGCTCTTGCAGTATTAATAAACAGAACAGCAAATAAGATTGCTCAGCGTACACGTCGTGGTGCTGGTAACTATGCCGTTGTTTCACCTGAGTCCTTAACAGTACTACAGAGTGCATCAACTTCAGCATTTGCTAGAACAACAGAAGGTACATTTGAAGCACCAACAAACACTAAGTTTGTAGGTACATTAAATGGTGCAATGCGTGTGTATGTTGATTCATATGCGGCAGACGCAACTGCAGTACTAGTTGGATACAAAGGTTCATCAGAGACAGATGCAGCAGCATTCTACTGTCCATATGTACCGTTGATGTCAAGTGGTACAGTGTTAGATCCATCAACATTTGAGCCAGTAGTTTCATTTATGACACGTTATGGTTATGTTGAGTTATCAAACACAGCATCATCACTAGGTAACGCTGGTGACTATGTAGGTGAAGTTGCAATGTCAAACATTTCATTCTCATAAGTCAAACTTAGAGATATTAATACAAACAGGGCTTAGGCCCTGTTTTTATTTGACTATTATTTTAGAAAATTATTAATAGATTCGGCACACTGTCTGCCTTCTTTAATTGCCCATACAACTAAAGATTGACCACGGCGACTATCGCCCGCAACAAAAATTTTATCTGTTGATGTCTTAAATTCTGAATCATCTGCAAGTATATTGCCTCTGTTATCTAATTCTAAATCTAATTCTTTTATTATGCCTTGGTGAATTGGATGCACAAATCCCATTGCAAGGAATATAAGATCTGCTTCAATCGAAAACTCTGTGTTTTCAACTTCTTTCATAATCATTTTGCCATTTTTATTTGTCCATTCCACTTCTACGCAATGTAGTTTTTTTACTTGACCATTATCACCTGATTCAAAACTTTTTGTTAACACTGACCATTTTCTGCCTTGTTGTCCCATTTCTTGGTGACTAGATGATGTCCTAAGTTTCATGGGCCAATTTGGCCACTCTAGTTTTTTATTTTCTACTGCAGGAGGCTGTGGCATTAATTCTAATTGTATAACATTTTTTGCGCCTTGTCTTATAGATGTACCAACACAATCTGAACCCGTATCGCCACCACCTATTACAAGCACATTTTTATTTTTAGCAAATATTTCTATCTCCGGATCAACTTTTTTACCTGCAATTCTATCATTTTGTTGAGACAAAAATTGCATAGCATAATAAATTCCTTGCAAATCTCTACCTTCAACTGGTAAATTTCTAGGAACTTCTGAGCCAATACAAATAGCAACTGCATCATATTTTTGTGCTAGATCTTTACTAGATATATGTTTCCCTATTTCAATATCAGTTTTAAATTCGACACCTTCTGATTCCATTTGTGTTATGCGTCTATCTATAAGATGTTTTTCCATTTTAAAATCTGGTATGCCTATTCTAAGCAAGCCGCCCACTCTTGAACTTTTTTCATATACAGTAACACTATGCCCTTGTCTTCCTAATTGTTGAGCACAAGCAAGTCCTGCAGGGCCAGAACCAATCACTGCAACTTTTTTACCAGTCTTTACTCGTGCGGGTATTGGTACTATCCAATTATTCTTCCAACCTTTGTCCACTATTGTGCATTCTATACTTTTAATACTTACAGGCTTATCAGTTATGTTTAATACACAAGCTGCCTCACAAGGCGCCGGACAAATACGACCTGTAAATTCCGGAAAATTATTAGTGCTATGCAGTAAATTAAGTGCTTCTTGCCACTTGTTATTATATACTAAATCATTCCAATCTGGTATAAGATTGTTTACAGGGCAACCATTATGACAAAATGGTATTCCGCAACTCATACATCTTTCACTTTGTTTTTGTACTTTGTTGTCACTTAGAGGAATAACAAATTCTTTAAAATTTTTTATTCTAGTGCTAGGGTCTTTGTAACTCCTATCTACTTTTTCTATAGTCTTAAAGCCGTGTGGGTTATGCATTTTTTATATTTCCCTTTCGAATAAATACTTATGCATATTAAAATGCTTATGGGGAAAACCAACCCCGTAGACCTAGAACGTCTAAAACTCATAAAGGAGAAAACAAATGGGAAGACCGATTAAGAGCGCCGAAACAGTAGGCGGAACATCAAAAGTAGCCGCATCTGGTACCACACTTCCAATTGGAGCAAGTGGTTTAGGTGGAAATCAAATAATTATGAAAGGTTTTGTAGATAGTGCAAGTGCCCAGGATACAACTGTTGTTATCCAAAAAGGTACAAAACGTTTTCGTTGCACAACTGCAGGCGGAACACAAACACTTACACTTACTGCAAAGGTACACGGATCAATTGTAGCAGGTGAGTGTCAAATTACAGGCACAGATAGTGCAGGTGGTACATACTTCGCAAGTAAAATTACAGGACGTCATTTTCATGTTGGAGCATTAGGAACAGGCTCTCAATTTGCAGTAGGTGATAAAGCATTGCTTGTTGCATCAGGACCAACCTTAAATGTAAGTGTATCCGTACCAAACGGTTAATACTTGACAAATACTAAAGGTTACAACTATAATATGTTGTAACTTTTTTTATGACTGAAATGAATAAAGACTTAGCATTTATATTAGGAAATGGAATAACGCGATTACAAATAAATTGTAATAGTTTACTTGACTATGGCTATGTTTATGGTTGTAATAGGATATATCAAGAATTTACTCCTACGGTTTTAGTAAGTACTGACAAAGAAATGGCAATTGAAATACAACAAAGTGGATATAGTGCAAGAAATTTACACTATGTAAGATCTAATTGTAAACAAACTAGTAGTGGATCAAATATAATACCGGTAAAATACCAAGGACATAGTAGTGGGCCAGCGGCTCTTGGAATCGCAAGTGAATCTAATGCAAATTATCTTTATATGATAGGCATGGATTTAAAAGGTGTTAACAATAAAATTAACAATATCTATGCAGGTACAAAAAATTATAGAGATAAAAACGATACAGCTACTGTTTTTGATAATTGGATTATTCAAGTTGAAAACATAATGAAAAACTTTAACCATAAAAGATATATTCACGTTAACCCTTTAGATAATTTTAAACCCGATACATGGGAAAAACAAAGTAATTACGAATCAATGCATTTAGACGATTTTCAACTGATGATAAATAATATGCATAACAGGATATCTTAATTATGAGTCAAACAAAAAGAATCGGTGGCGCCTATACTATCTCTGCAAGTGGTGGTATGACTATTGATAATGAATTAACTATTACAGGTAACTTGACTGTTACTGGTACTACTAATAGTGTTGAAACAACAAATACTAGAATAAAAGATAGAATAGTTACATACAACGACGGTGAAACTGGTGCTGGTGTTACAGGTGGTAAATCAGGAATAGAAATAGATAGAGGTAGTAGTGCAAACGCACTTTTTATATTTGACGAAACAGACGATAAATTTAAAATAAGTACTGATGGTGGATCTAGTTTTAACAGAATGATGGTAACAAGTTCCAACGGACTTACTGAACTAGTAGAAGACACTAGTCCACAATTAGGTGGAGATTTAGATGTCAACGGAAAAAATATTACTAGTGCCACAAGTAATGAAGATATACAAATTATTCCAAGTGGAACTGGTCGTGTCACTATAGAAGCACCATTAAAACTTAACGATCAAGCAGTAGTTCCGCCAGCGTCTGCGACAGGTGCAAAATTAGTATATGCAGATACCGCTGCAGGAGGTGGCACAGGAATATTTTTTGTAGACGGATCTACAAACGACGAATTAGTAAGCAAAAGCAAAGCCATAGTTTATGGTTTAATATTTTAAAGGATAGAAAATGGCAATAAGTCAAGCAACAGTAGGAACAAGTGCAACAACACTTTTTACTTCAGTAGGTAACAATGCAACGACTGCAATGTTTTTTATGAATGACAATGCTAGTACTAGACAACTTACAGTTTTTATTGTTAAAAGTGGAGGAACTGCAGGTGCTGCAAATACAATAACTAAAGCAATTGATGTTACTGCTGGCAATACTTATGTTATAAACACTGAAAAAATTGTACTAGCAAACGGTGATTCTGTACAGGCACTTGCTAGTCATGCGTCTAGCATTTATGCAACTATAAGTTCAGTGAGTATCTAATGGCTGGGTTTGTAAAAAATAGAAACACAAATGATGGCGGCGGAATGCTGAAAGCTGAGCAACAGGCTTTTACACTTCCTAAAGGCACAACCGCCGATAGACCTGGTGACATACAGTCAGGCGAATTTAGATTCAACACAGACTTAGGTAGTTTAGAATACTTTGATGGATCCATTTTTAGAACACTGCCATTTCAAGGAAATTTAACAATTACACAAGATAGTTTTACAGGTGATGGAACCACAACTGCTTTTACAATGAGTAAAACTGTCACAAGTAATCAAGAACAAAGAATACTTGTTAGTGTAGGAAACGTTTTTCAAAATCCTGCTAACGCATTTACAGTAAGTGGTACTACACTTACATTTACTAGTCCACCTCCGGGTGCAGAACCTATTACAGTCATACACGGCTTAGATAGTAACGAAGCAACTTCCTAACATAGATAAATATAACTGCATACATTAGTATGTAAGTTTATAAACCCTGGCATCTTGGACGTTAATAGATGTACGCAATATAGCGAATGTATAGGAGTGACATCTGATGGCAATTTCACGTATAAGTGGAAAAATACTCAAAGCCAATCTTGAACGTGACTCAAACCTTGCATTCAACACAAACTCTCTAGTAATAGATTATACAAACAATAGAATTGGAATTGGTACTGCAACTCCAACGACTGCGTTTGACGTATCTGGTGATGTCAAAATTACTGGAAATATCACTACGACTGGTGGTACACAGACATTTGATCAAATTACAATTGCAGGAAATAAAGTAGAATCAACTGTTAGCAATGCTAATTTACAATTAGATGCTAGTGGTACGGGTGTGATTGAAATAAAAACAGGTGCTACTATAAATGGAAGTCTTACACTTCAAAGTGGTGTATCAGCAAGTAGTATATTAGACGAAGATAACTTTGCTAGTGATAGTGCAACTGCTTTAGCAACACAACAAAGTATAAAAGCATATGTAGCAGATCAGATAGCAAGTGGCAGTGCCACTGGAATGACTGTAAATCTTGCTACACCAACAGACGGAAGTTTAACTACATCCGGTGCTTTCCAAGGCTTAACTACTACCACTAAAGTTACAGATGCTATAGATGATTTAAATGAAGTTATGGAGAATATTCGTAATAGCACATTCGTAAAAAGTGTAACATTCACAAGTAATATAACAGCAGCAGGAGCAGGATTTACTGCTACACTTAGTATATCTGTAGTAGGAAATGCAAACCAATTTGTAATAAATTGGGGTGACGGTACTAGTAATGATACAACTAGTAGTACTAATCCTACACATACTTACAATAATTTTGTAGATAGTCCTCACAGTATTACTGTAACCGCAAGTAACACAGGCGGTTCAGGATCTGGAAGTGTTGCATCATTTACAAGGACAGATTACATTGTAGTTTACAGTCCTGATCCTACAGTAGCGTTTGCGGCTTATGCGGCACCAAGTGGTGGCTCGCCTATTACATTTTGGAACGATGGCACTACAGTCTACTTTCAGAATAATAGTACAAATACAGATGTTGCTGGTGCTACTAGACAATGGACATGGGATTGGGGTGACTCTCAATCTGACAATGTAATTAATAATGATACAGATGCAGGTTCACAGTCCGGTGCTAGAATTTCACATACATTTGATACCGCAACAGAATCTGAGCAACAATTTACAGTACAACTAAAATTAAACAGTATGAGCACAGCAAATCCTGCACTATCTTTTCCTATTACAGCATCAGATACATTTGAAGTATATGATACACATACTCCAACAGTTTCGCTTAATGATACCAGTGGAGTAAATGAAGAAGCAACTAGTGGACACGTAGTAACATTTAGTAACACTACAGAAGCTGGTGTGGGTAGTTTCTCTACATACGCCATACAATACCAATATCAATTTGGTGATGGAACAAGTAACACAACTGTAAATGCTGGTAGTGGAGGAGCTGGTGATAGGGGAGTAAATTTAAATCATACATACTCATTAAGTAATAGTGATCAAGCAAATGGTACGCCTAGAGATTATACAGGAAATCTCAGGGTCATTAGTAATCATACAAGTAGTCCATTTATTAGTAGTACGTTTAGTGTACATGTAGAGCCTGACGTAAGAGCAAATATAGCAGGTACGGCAGTCACTGTAAGTACTGCAAGTGGTGATAACAACAAAACAATTTACAATCATACAGATTTAGATAGCACTAATCGTGCAATTGTAAGAGTGACAAACACTAGTCAAAATGCAGATGATTATGTTTATAATTGGGGCTTTGGAAGTAACGATACTGTGACTGAAAATGGTTCTGCCGCAGGAAGTATAGGAGCAACACTGGATCATAACTTTGCTGGAGCAAGTGTAGGCAACTATAATTTAAGTTTTACTGCTAACGGTACTCCAGATATTACTGCACAGACAGATGTAGATACAAGTATTACATATAATTTAAAAGCAGTACCAAGTGCACCACCAAATTTAAGTACAAAAAGTATAACATTAAGTGATAGTTTTCAAGGCACAAGTCCTAAACTAGCAAGTGGATTTACAGATAATACATCAAGTGCAACAACTTTAAGTGCTGGCACTTCCTTATCTAGTACTACTGCAAGAAGATATACAAGTGGTACTATAGATACAAGTACTGCAAGTAACTTTTTTAACGGAGCAAGTGGAGTACTTACTGCTGAAATAAATGCAACTGGTGACGGTGCAAAAACTTTTACTGCTAGTGAAGGCGAAACTGGCACATTTACAAGTCTTGTTGTTAGCAGTAATGTCGACTTTGACTCAGTAAATAGTAGTTATCCACAAAGATTTTATTTGGTAGCAAGTGCAAAAATTACTAAAGCATTAAGTGGTTATAGCACTGGTTTATCTGCTCAAAGACTAACACATAGTACAACAGGTAATACAAACTACGTACATGTACTGAAAGATAACCTCACTGCAAGTCCTACATTTGGCTCAGTAGGAAGTTTAAGTGCAGGAACAAATGGGACATTTAAATTTATAAGTGGTATACCATACTATAACACAGGAAGCCCAACAGTTAACATTACAGGAATGACAATAAACAATTTAGTTGGACAAGCATACACAGATCAGAGTAATATTGTTGAAGTAGATAGTGGTACTAATGCAGAAGGTACTAGCCAAAATGCAAGTAATGCAAATGACTACACATATGCTAATATAGACGGTGCAAGTACAATGTTGGCAAGTGGAATACCTAAAGTAAACATAGGCACAAGTAGTGCTTACGCAATAGGAAGTTTAAGTGTACCGATTACTTCTTCAAGTGTCAGAACAGTTGAAACTATAAAAGCAAGAGCAAGAAATGTAAATGGGATAAGTGGGTATACAGAATTAAGTACAAAGTTACAAGTACACACTGCAGCTCAAAGTGGTATTAGCGAAGTAGCTATAGCAGTAAGTGATAGTTTAGGTGCTGGTTTTGATGACGATGGTGTAAGAATATTTGACTTTAACGCAGCGACTGCAAATACTCCAAGTTTCAGTGCTTCAACTAACTTTTATACAAATAGTTTGTATACTGAAGCGTCAGATCCAGGAGTAGCAGGAACAAAAGAAGCTACAGTGAGATTAGGTGTTATTGAGCATAATGTTGTAAATTATAGTACAGGTTTTTTACCAGCAGGTCCTAATAGATCAGGCGATACTGGCACGCAATATTTTACATTTGCGTTTAGAAGAACTACAACTGCAAATTTTGATATAAACATTACTAGTAGTACTGGTATTGCAGGCATGTGGTATGCCGCACCTGGTACAACATTAACCGCGGCAAGTGGTATAAATGGTTGGGTTGAAACTACAAGCCAATACGCAGGTGTAGGACTACCAGGGACAAATACAGGAAGTGGCGGTAATGGACTAGCAGGAGGTGCTTTTACTGGTGCTGATGTAGTTGCAACAAATAGTAGTATAAATGGTGGATTCACAATGACACTGGGTACTGCTAATTTAAGTAATGCTACAGGAAACGTTTGTTTAGTAAGAATTGCACTAACAAGTGGGCAAAAGGTTACTGCTCTTAGTATAGGAGTTGCATCGTAATGGCAATTACAGACTCCCAAAAACTTGATTATCTATTTAAGAAAATAGGTTATGGTGCAACAAAAACAGATGTAAACAGTTTAAAACTTGCTCCTAATGAGGCTATACCTTCTCCTCTTTTAATAAGAGGTGATAGAGTTTGGAAACAGGCAGGAAGTATACCTTCTGTAAAACCAAATAGTAGTAGTGGCGTAGTCACTTGTTACAACGGTGCCAATGTTGTAGAAACTGTGGCAGACAATACTGCAACTACCAATCGTACTTGGAAAACAAATCAAACAGACTGGATACCTACTCAATTTGGAAGTACGTACATAGTAAGTGTATACATACATACTGCTGGTGATGCTGCCAATGCGGCTAGTATTAGTAATAAAGTTTTTGTTACAGGTAGCGGTAATAATGATGAATGGTTTTTTGATTATGAATCTGGAGTTTTAAACTTTATAGGCACTAACTTACCTAATGGTGTAAATTTTAGTGGCAAAAGTGTTTATATCGAAGGTGCAAGATATACTGGAGATTTCGGTGTAGGTGGCGATACAGGTGCTTATACATTTACTGACAACAGAATACAGACCACCGTTACTAATGAAGAAATTATTTTAGATCCTGCAGGATCAGGATATGTTGCAATAGACGCTACTACAGGTTTTGTCATTCCTGTAGGTACTACGGCTCAAAGACCTGGTGGTAAAACAGGAATGATACGTTTTAACACTAGTACTTCTGAAACTGAAATATATAATGGCAGTGCTTGGGTTAGTATTTCTCCTAGTAATACTATTACTACAAATAACTTTACAGGCAATGCTAGTACAACTACTTTTACACTAGGAGCAAGTAGTTCAACAGGTGCAGTAATAGTGACACTTAATGGTGTTATACAGGAAGCATCTAATTCTTATTCTGTAAGCGGAACAACACTAACATTTACAAACGCACCTGCAAATGGAGATGTTATTCAAGCAAGAAGTTTCCATAGCGGTAATGCACAACCAGCACAAAAATTTCAACAATTCACTACTAGTCAAAGAAACGCATTAAGTTCAGCAAATGGTGATGTTGTATATAATACAACAACAAATAAATTTCAAGGTTATGCTAACGGTGCATGGGTAGATTTTCACTAAAAAGACTAAATAATAGTAATAGTTTATTCTCCGTGACCCCCCGTGTTACAAGCAGTTCGCCACTAGCCTGCTACAACAAAAGGCACTTACATTCCTCGTTGCGGAAGTAGCAACATTCTCTTAAAAATACCATTAATAGATACACATTTTTTGATGTTATTTCCTTGCGACTAATTGCAAAATTTATAATTTACAATAAATAACATTGTTATTATAATCGCGATTGGACGGAGAAATTAGAAAATGGCATTAACAAGAATTAAAACCAACCAGATTACTGATCTTGCGGTAACAACGGCAAAGATAGCCGATGCTAACGTAACGGGAGCTAAACTGGCAAACAACCTTACCTACGGCAGTAGTTTAACTGTTTCAGGTAACCTTACAGTAAGTGGTACAACCACTAGTGTAAGTACAACAAATACAAGAATTGAAGACGCAGTTATTGCCCTTTCAGCTGAAGCCAGTGGATCAGGAAGTGTAGATAGTGGTCTATTAATTAACAGAGGTTCTGATGATAACTACGCATTTCTATGGGATGAAACTGCAGACGAATTTATTATTGCTAACGTAGGATCAGAAGACGGAGATACTGCAGGAAATATTAGTATTTCAGGTTATGCAAACTTGAGAGCTAATATAGTAAATGCTGCCACTTTACAAATTGGTGGATCAGGTATTACTGCAACTGCCGCAGAACTTAACTTGATAGATGGTGGTGCAACACCAGGAACTACTGCAGTAGCAGCAGGACATGGTATTGTTGTAAACCAAGGTGGCACAATGGCTCAGACAACTGTAGCTACATTTGACACATTTTTATCAGGAACTACATCAACACTTACAAACAAAACACTAACTGCACCAAAAATTGTAGACGGTGGATTTATCGCAGATGCTAACGGCAACGAAGCAATAATTTTCCAAACAGTTGGATCAGCAGTTAACCAAATAGATGTTTTCAATGCTGCAGCAAGTGGTCATCCAAAAATTGCAACAACAGGTGATGATACAAATATTAATTTAATAATTGATCCAAAAGGATCAGGGGCACTTGACGTTAGCACAAGTCAAATTATTAATGTAACAGATCCAACAGCAAACCAACATGCCGCTACCAAAGCATATGTTGATACAAATATTAGTAGTGCAAGATCATTAACAATCGCAGCTGATTCAGGATCAGATGATGTTGTTACAGTTGGTACAAACACACTTACATTTGCAGGTACTTCCAACGAAGTTGAAACTACTGTTAGTGATAACCAAATACAAATTGGTTTACCAGACAACGTAACAATTGGTGGTGCTTTAACAATTTCAGGTAACTTAACAGTGAACGGTACTACAACAACTGTAAGTACAACTAACAGTAGAGTTTCTGATACAATTATTGAACTAAACACTGGTGCAGGTTCTAATGCAAACGACTTAGGTTTAATATTTGAGCGTGGTTCAACAGGTGACAATGCCGCATTTTTATGGGATGAGTCAGCAGACGTATTCGTAACAGGTACAACAACTGCCACTGGTGATGCTACAGGAAACGTATCATTTACTGCCGCAGGACTAAACACTGGTGCATTAGGTGTAACAGGTGACGTGACTGCAACAGGTAGTTTTATCATTGGTTCAGCAAGTATGAACGAAGCTGATTTAGAAAAGATAGATGGTATTACTGCAGGTACAGCAGTAGCTAATAAAGCATTAGTAGTAGATACAAACTTAGATATTGGAACAATTAGAAATATTACTTCAAATGGTAATATTGATATTAGTTCTGGTTCAGGTACAATTACATCTAACGTATCCAACACACAATTACTTTTTAGTAGTAGTGGAGTAATTGCTGGTGATGCCGCAATGACATTTGATGGTACAGATGTAACATTTACAGGTGCTAGTAATGTAAACAGTTTAACAGTAGCAACAAACAAAGCAACTATTTCAGCCGCAGGTATTATTACAACTGTAGAAGATATAAGATTGGCTGCTGATAACAAGCAACTTGAAATTGGTGCTGGCACAGACTTTACAATTGGACACGATGGTACAGATACTGCAATAACAAATGCAACTGGTGCATTAACTATTAATAGTGCTGGTGGTATTGTAATAAATGAAAATGGCGCAAGTGTTGACTTTAGAATTGAAGGTAACAGTGTTGCTAACTTATTTGTTATAGATGGGTCACAAGATAACGTAGGTATTGGTGGTGCACCAAATGCTAACGCAATCTTAGACTTAGGTACAGCAACTAGTGCATTAATATTACCAAAAGGTACAACTGCTCAAAGACCAACAGGTGTAATAGGACAGTTTAGATATAACACAACTAGTAACCAATTAGAATTCCGTGATAATACAGGATTTAAGTCATTAAGTACAGACTTTACACTTGCTACATCACAAGTTTTTAACGGTGACGGTGCAACAACTGCATTTACATTAGACACATTAAGTGGTGCAGATAGTTATAGTAACGCTGGTATTTTTGTAACACTAAACGGTGTGGTACAACAACCATCCGTAGTATATGGTGTATCAGGCGTAACATTAACATTTACAACTGCTCCGGCTACAGGTGACTTGATTGAGGTACGTAAGTTTACAACCACACAAACTGTTGTAGGTTTATCAGATATCGATGGTGATACACAGATTCAACTTGAGGAATCAAGTGATGAGGATATCATTAGATTTGATACTGCTGGTACAGAAAGAATGACTATTGGTGCAACTGGTAATGTTGATATTAATGCAAACTTAAACGTTGATGGTAACTTAACACTAGGCGGAAACATTACAATTGGTGATGCGTCAAGTGATAGTGTTGTTGTTAACAGTGAGTTTAATGGTGATATTATACCAAATGCTGATGGTACACATGACTTAGGTAGTGCAACAAAGCGTTATGCAGAACTACATGTTGATGATATTATTACAGGACCAAGTGGTGATGTAAGATTTAGTGATGCAGATGCTTCAAACTTTGTAGCATTACAGGCTCCAGATACAGTAGGTTCAAACGTAACATTTAAACTTCCGGGTGCAGATGGAACAAGTGGACAAGCACTTATAACAGATGCAAGTGGAAACTTATCTTTTGGTGCAGCAGGTGCTGTTGTAACAAACGACGAAGCTACAAATGCTGAAAGATTAGTATACGTTGGATCAGTAACATCAGGTGCATTAACCGCAGCTACACAAGACAGTGGATTTACATATAATCCAAGTACTGGTACATTAACTGCAGCCGCATTTAGTGGTAGTGGTGCAAGTTTAACTTCATTAAACGGAAGTAACATTGCTTCAGGTACAATAGCAGCGGCTCGTGTTGCAACACTAAACCAAAACACAACTGGTTCAGCAGCGACATTAACAACTCCTAGAACAATTGGTGGAGTGTCATTTGATGGAAGTGCAAATATTACATTACCAGGTGTAAACTCAACAGGTAACCAGAACACAACTGGAAGTGCAGCAAAACTTACTACAACAAGAGCTATTGCACTAACAGGTGCAGTAACAGGAACTGCAAACTTTGATGGTAGTGCTGGTATTAGTATTGCTACAACAGCTACAGCAGATCCGACTATAACACTTGCTGGTGATTTAAGTGGTAGTGCAACTTTAACTAACTTAGGTAATGCTACACTAACCGCAACAATCGCAGCCAACAGTGTTGCATTATCAACTGATACAACAGGAAATTATGTAGCAGCAGGTGCAACATCAGGTAGTGGTATAAGTGGTAGTGTAAGTAGTGAAGGTGGAACATTTACTGTGACATCAAACGCAACTACCTCAAACAGTGGTAATACTATTGTGTTTAGAGATGGTTCAGGTAACTTTAGTGCAGGTGTCATAAGTGCAACAACAACCAATGCAAGATACGCGGATTTAGCTGAAAAATATGCAGCGGATAGCGATATTGAAGCAGGTACAGTAGTACACTTTGCAGGCGAAGGAAAACTTGCTCCATGTGATACACCAAACTGTAGAACAGTAGCAGGAATTGTTTCCACAGATCCAGCATACTTAATGAACAGTGAAGCAGACGGTGTTGCATTAGCATTAGCAGGTCGTGTACCAACTAAAGTGACAGGCGCAGTAGCGGCAGGTGACTTAATGGTAAGTGCAGGTAATGGTATGGCAATGGCTAACAACGATGCAAAAATTGGTACAATAATAGGTAAGGCAATCGAAGCACACGAAGGCGGAGAAGGCATTATTGAAGTACTAGCATTAATGATGTAATTCACATAAACAAATTTAAAGATAGCACCTTCGGGTGCTATTTTTTTTTGACTTGAATAGATAGATAAATACAGTATTAAATAAGGAACATATATGCCGTTCACTATGCCAAAAGCAAGTCAAATTAATTTTGATGTAACAAATATTACAGACCCGCTTATACGTTTGAATAGCGGAGAAAGTGGTAGTGCTGATAAAGATGCAGGCTTAGTAATAGAACGCGGTAGTGATACAAATACTGCACTTATATATGACGAAAGTGCTAACCAGTTCGCAGTAATTAACACAAATGAAACAGGCACTACATCGGGTAATGTAACTATTGTAAGTTATGCTGACTTAAAAGTGAATGCAATTTACGGAGATGGTAGTAACTTAACAAATATTGCGGCTGGTGGAGCAACCATTAGTAGTGATACAACCACTGACACAGACTTTTTAATTTATTTTGCAAGTTCAACAAGTGGTGCATTGACAACAGTAAAACAGGATAGCGGATTAATTTACAATCCGAGTACAGGATTACTTACATCAGCGGCTTTTTCTGGCAGTGGGGCATCTTTATCAGCATTAAATGGAAGTAATATTTCATCTGGTACAGTAGCAGCAGCAAG